CATTTCGGATCAGCCGCCTCAGTTCTTTTGCCGAGCACTAAGCGACTAATCCGCACACGCACACTGGAAGGGCCAGCACTGGGAGAGTGCTGGGCCGTGCATGTATTTTCTCGCATCTTCCTGCGTTTTTTCAAGAGGTGACGCGTTTATATGGCGCAAGGAACGCCAGAGGGTTGCACGTCGCAGTTCATTGTTGGGCAGGAGTTTAATCCCTACAAGTTATTCCGGGTTGTATGCATCCCAGAGGCGCTTGTCCGTTACCGCGGCGTGTCCCCCGGCGCGAAACTCGCATTCGGGCGGCTCATGCGATATGCCGGCGAAGACGGGAATGCCTTTCCCGCCGTTGGCACGCTTGCCGACGAACTCGGCGTAAGCGCCTGCCAGGCGCGGCGATACCTGCACGAGCTTGAGGCCGGGAAGTTCATCGCAATCGTGGCGAGCGACGGCCGTCAGAACCGCTACAAGTTTCTCTGGCATGAGGTGTTCAATACAGCGCCCGAGCCCGCACCCCTAGCAGATATGCGAGGGGTCGAGACACCGCAGAAAAAAAATCTTGAGACACCCCAAACGCTCCTCGATGCCGGAGGACTCGAAGCCCCACCCCTCGCAGATATGCGAGGGGCACCCCTCTCAGATATGCGAGCCCCACCCCTCGCAGATATGCGAGACAAAGAGAGTCAATGTAAAGAGAGTCAGAGTAAGAGAGTCAGTTTGTCCGCGCGAGAGTACGATATCGTTCGTGGCGCCATCGAGCACGCGTTAGGCGAAATCCCGTCCGGCGGACGGACTGACGGAATGATTTATGACATGCTCAGGCACGGAAGGCAGCACGGGTTGCCGCCTCACGCGCTGGCGCGGTTCATCACGTGGGAAGTGCACGAACGAAAAATAGCGAGAGGCTACCGGCGCATCGAGGTGGGCCTGGTGCACAAGATGGTGCTGGAAGATAGCGTATTGTGGGCAAAGCGCGAGGCGAACACGGTTTTTCGCTTCCAAATGGAGGAAGAGGAGTGGCTGGCGAATTGGTTAGCGAGAGAGAAATCGGCACGCAGGATGCCTTTGAGTTCGGAGAAGTCGCGTTTACCGGCCGGGAAAACGGGAAACCAAATGGCCTGACCCTCGTAAAAAAACATTCCGCGGAAAAGGGGGAAATGTTTGCGGGGCGATTCGACATCGAGGAGGTAATCCGCTTTTTGATGGAGTTCGGATGGGGGATTTGGACGCCGTACGAGATGGCGGCGCTGAGTTTTCACGCTCGCGCTGAACTTGGTCAATACCTCTACAGCACGCGGGAGGCGGTCGAGGGCATCCCCTGGGTCGACGGATCGCGCCTGAATTGCGGGCCGTGCGGATTGTCGAGAACCACGTGGCATAGAGTCAACAGCCAGTTGGAAAAAGCGGGCGTACTCACGCAGACGCGTCGAACGAGCAACTCAGGCGCGAGCGAAAAGACGGGATTTGCGATTCTCTGGGGCGCTGTCGCGGGGAAAATCGAAAACTACAGACTATCGGCGGCGCGAGAGATTCATGAGCGAACGGCCTGACGAAACGACGATCTCGATCCACTACGCGCTCTCGCCGATGATGCCGGCGTACGCCCGTGCGTGCATCATGGACGCGTATTCGCGTTTGATCAACGCGATCTCGATCGCCGATCCGCTTTGCGCGCCGACGGCGAGGACGGCGGTGCGTACAATGCCGATTATGAAGACGTGGGACCGCGCGCACGTGATCCAGCAAATCGAGGAGGCGACGGGCCAGGCGCTCTCGTCGGGCGATTCCCTGCCCGACTCGCTGATCGCCGCGGCGCAGGCGCTCGGGCTCGCGCCGCACGAACTGGGCATGTGGATCTACGAATCGGGCCACACGTACCGCACGAGCCAGCTCGCGGCGTGGGCGCGGCGCAACGGCTTCGGGACGGCCGAGGCGGCGACGGCGTGAGTGCGAATCGCAAAGGCGCTTCTCTGGATCATCGTATGGTTCGCGATCGCCGCGGCGGCGACGTGGATCTGGATCGGCGTGGCGCGATCGCTGTAGCGCGCGAGCGCAGACAATCGCAGGTTGCGATTGTGTTCGGGTGTGCCCCTCGCAAGGATTTGCAATCGACCCGCGCAGACAATCGCAGGTTGCGATTGTGTTCGGGTGTGATGGTAGGATACTGCGATGTCCATACCATCCGAAGTTAGTAAAACTATGAACAAGGCTGAGGTCTGCGAATACCTCGGCAAATCGAAACGTACCGTCGAGGGTTACGTTGCTTCCGGCCGCCTGGCGGCGGAATATTTCAACGGACCCAACGGAAAGACGTCCATCTTTGAGCGCTTCAAGGTAGAAATTTTCAAGGAGGAGATGGAGTCGGAGCGGCTTATCCCGGCCGTGAAGGAGCCCGCGGCCCTCGCGCGCGTCGCGACGCCGATCCACACGAACGACAAATACCTCGCTGATGCGATCGCGCAATTCGGCGAAGCGCTCCGCACGTTCGAGCCGATCACGCACACGACGTACGTCTCGCTGAAGGACGCGTGCGCGATCACGGGCCTTTCGGCCGCGACGATACGCGCGCTCGCCGAGGGCGTCGAGATCAAAACGCGGCCCTACGGCGGCGGCGTGCGCTACCGGCGCGCGGATCTGGAGAAGTTGTGACGGAGCGGACCGAGCGACTGGGCAATATGATCGCGCAACATGTGGTCGACATGGATGAACGGCATACGCTGCTCATTCGGAGATACAAAGATGATCCGCTCGTCATCGAGGTGACGTTGACGCGGAGAGACGGTCTGGTCATTGAACAAAAGACACTCCGGATGGAGGCGGCAATAGATCCCTATTCGCGCGGAGCTTAAAAAATTCTACGGCCGCGAATGGCGAACCTTCCGCCTCGCCCTGATCGCATCGCACGGCGCCGTTTGCGCGCACTGCGGGCGCACGGTGGCGGCGTATTTGAACCTGGCGCATCTCGATCACGACCAGCGCAGCCCGCGCACTGCATTGCTCTGCGCGGCCTGCCACAACCGCCACGACGCGGCGCATCGTCTCGCGATCTGGCGCCGCAATCGCGCACGCCGCCACGGCCAGCTCTGGCTTTCGACGGAACTCGAATACGCGCCGTTTCCCGCCTGGCGCGTGCCGCCGCGCGTACGCGACGTTGACGCCGACGTGCAAATTGAGTTGTTCTAGTATCGAATCGACCCATGAAAGGCCTTGACCCATGAAGATTTTCGGGAATCCAGGTGCAGTGTAAGGCGAAAACGTCGCGTGGAACGCCGTGCAAAGCGCAAGCGCTCGCCGGCGGGCGTGTCTGCCGCGTGCACGGCGGAAGCGCCCCGCAGGTGATCGCCGCTGCGCGTCAGCGTCTGCTCATGGCGTCCGATCCCGTCGCCGCGCGTCTCATCCAGATCGCCCGTTCGACGAAGACGGAGGACCGTGACGCGATCGTCGCGATACGCGAGATCCTCAACCGCGCCGGCGTCTCGGCGACGCCCACGAGCGACGCGAGCGCGAACGGGCAGGTGTTGTGGGACGAGTTCGTCACGATTCACCGCCGGCGTGTGGGAGAGGAGTCGGCGTGAGTCCCGAAGCCGAGAAAACCGTACCGTGCGTCAAGATCACGCGACCTGACTCCCACGGCGAGCGATATTACTGCCTTTATAGGCTGGCATCGTTCAGCGCGTCAGATGAATTTGATGGTGCGGAGAATGGCGAACGCATCACATTGGAGCTTTGCGCACTAACAGAGGAGGAACTCAATGGAATCCCTGAGTTCGAAGGCTGGTAGCTTATCCGCTGCGCTCTGGGACTGCTACATTCTCACCATGCGCCAATGGAATCATGAGGTTAGGCGGAAAAGGCTGAGCATTGCCGGGCGCCGCGGCGGCGTCAAAAGCGCGTGGCGGCGTTGGCATCGCGAAAACGCGATTCTCGAACGGATGCCCGAAGTGCGCCGTCTCGCGCGGCGTGTGCGGCGTCTGTTCACGCACCACGTCGATATCGAGGAGCTGGAGCAAGCGGGCTGCGTGGGCCTCGTGAGCGCGGCGAACTCGTATGATCCGTGCGCTGGCCCATTCCCGCCGTATGCGTACTGGCGCGTCCGCGGCGAGATGGTCGACTCGCAGAAGCGGCGTGTATTCCGCGAGGCGGCGCACATGAGCTTGAGCGCGATCGCGGAGGCGCACGACGGATGGCTGCCGCCGGAAATCGACACGTCGCCCGAACCGCTCATCGAGGCGGTGCTCACGCGCGACGAGGTATCGTCCGGCCTCAAAAGCTCCCTGGAGTTGCTCGAAGTGCGGCCGGGGCCGCACGGGCGCGTGTTCGAGTTGTACGCCGCCGGCGTGCCCGCGCGCGAGATAGGGTGGCGCTTGGGGCTTTCGTCGGCGACGGAAACGCGCGTCGTGATACGCGAGGCGCAGGCGTTTTTAGCGCAACAGTTGGAGGGGTAATGAAGGCCACGCAAGGGCAAATCGAAGACGTCGAGAAAATCGCTCGCGCCGAGCGCGACTCTCTTCGTATGTGCGAAGCGATCATCGAACGCGGTTTGAGGTCGTTCTGCGAGGTCGCTGCGGCGCTGCTGATGATTCGGGATGAACGGCTATACCGGGCGGCCTACGGGACGTTCGACGAGTATTGCCGGAAACGGTGGAACTGGGGACGAAACTACGTTGACAAACAGATTCAAGCTGCCGAAGTCGTGAATCATTTGAGTACCCAGGTACTCACTCCGCAGACTGAAAAGCAGGTGCGCCCATTAGCAGCGCTTAGCCCTCAAGATCGGAGCGTCGCTTGGGGGCAGGCCGTCGAGGAGTCCGACGGCGGCCAACCGACTGCCGCGAAGGTCGATGAGGTCGCAAAGACCGTCAAGCAGGTCGAAGCGCTTCGGAAGAAGCTCGGCGCTAACGCGCTGGACCCGGTGTCGCTCCGGGAACTGCAAGAGGTGCGGCGGCGGATCATAGCCAATTCTGACCGCATGACCTTGCTTTTCAGATGCGTTGAGGCGATCGAGACGTTGAGCCGTCCGCCGATGAACATGCAGGATCTCGCTCGCAAAATCCTCGATATGGACACACCGGATAGGGACTGGCGGGGGCACGCGTCCAGAGCGCAACAAAACCTGACTCAGTTGGTAAAGGAAATGAAGTGATCGCGCGGCGTCTCGGGCTATCGTCGCCGACGACGACGCGCGCCGTGATACGCGAGGCGCAGGAGTTTTTGGCGCACCAGTTGGAGGCGTCGTGATCGTGATTCATGTTGTCTGCATCAATCAGGAAGGCGGCACTTACCTCGCATACCGCGCCGACGACCCGCACGTAAACGCGGTCAGCCATAACAGCTCCGATGCGGCCGTCGGGTTACTAATGGCCAAGCTGCCCGAGGTAGTCACGATAATTAACGTGGGCGATCTGGTAATGGAGGGCGAATCATGAACAGCGTCGAAGAACGGCTTGCTCTCGGCTGGACAGACGAGCAGTTCGAGGCGGAACTCGACGCGATGGACGCCGTGAGCGCGCTTATCGACGCGAAGAAATACGACGAGGCACGCGATCTGCGCGCTAAGTACGTGGCAGACGGAGTGATGCTCGAATGAACAAGCGATGCAAATGTAACCACAACCAACCGTGCGCGGCGCATCCAGGGCTCGCGGGCTGGCTGCGCCGTTTCCGCGAATACTTCCTCGTCCTCCGCATGTCCAATGGCCTATGGGTTCAGACGCCGATTGGCGGCTTCGCATGGCGCGGCGACCAGAACCCGGAACAGATTTTTAGCATTTCGTTTATCCCTACGCGGTGGAGCTTGATCGTGGAGGAGCGGGGGAGTTACTACCGCCATACCGTCCGGTTCTTCAAGAGACATGAGATCGAGGAGACATGACCCTCGAAACCCTCTCCCGCGCGGAACTCGATCTCGTCTACCGCGAGTTCCGCGACCACGCGAGCTTTTGCCGAAGCTCGCTCACGGTCGAGACGGAAGACAAGCGCCTGGTCCCGATGGAACTGGGGCCGGGCCAGATCCGTCTCGCCGACGCGATCAAACGCCAGCGCGCGAAAGGTGTGCCCGTGCGCCTGATCTATCTCAAATCCCGCCGCATCCAGGCGACGACGGGCACGGCGGCGCACTTCTTCCGCGGCACGGCGTTCACGGCCGGCGTGCATACGGCGGTCATCGCGCACGACGACGTATCGACGCAGAACATCTTCACGATTTACAAGCGCTTCTACAACCTGTACAAGCCCTTCGCCGGCGTCATTCGCATGGGGCCGTCGAAGGGGCCGAAGGGCGACAAGATCGCCTTCGAGTACGGCGGCGAGCCCGAATCGTCGTACATTCAAGTGCGCACGGCCGGCGCGATGAACTTCGGGCGCTCGTTTCGCTTGACGAACGTCCACCTTTCCGAGTTCCCGTACTACGAACGGCCCGCGGAACTCCTCGCGTCGGTGATGTCGGGCGTGCCGAAGACGCCGGATACGACGGCGATCATCGAGGGCACGGCGCGCACGATCGGCGACACGTTTCATCGCATGTGGCAGGCGGCGATGGACCCGGCGACGGAATCGGAGTGGGTGGGGCTGTTCATGGGCTGGTGGGAGCATCCCTTGAACCGGATGCCCGTCCACGACCCCGAGAAGCTCGGCAACTCGCTCACGCAGGAAGAACGCCAGTTACAGGGCCTTTACAATCTCACGTTCGAGCAGCTCGCCTGGCGGCGTTGGACGCTCGTCAACGATTTTAGTGGCGACGTCGTGCGTTTCCGCCGCGAGCACCCGGCGACGCCGGAGGACGCGTTCACGGCGTCGTCGCGCAATCGTTTCAGCGTGCCGCACATCCAGCGGCAGCCCGTGCAGCGCGATCCGCTCGTCGGCGAGCTGGTGCTCGATCCGATCGGCATCGAGCAACGCCTCGTATTCTTACCGTCGGAGTTCGGCGCGTTGCGCGTGTGGAAGAAGCCCGAGCGCGGGCGCCTCTACGCCGCCGGCGCCGATTGCGCGCAGGGCCTCGACGTCGGGCCGGGCGACGGCCAAAGCGATCCCGACTACTCGGCGACACAAATCCTCGACCGCGATACCGGCGAGCAGGTCGCCGTGCTGCACGCGCGCCTCATGCCTGGTGAAACCGGCCGTTACAACGCGCGCCTTTGCCAGTGGTACAACATGGCGCAGCTCTGCGGCGAACGGAATCCCGGCGGCGGCGGCGTCTCGATGCTCGAAGCCATGATGAACGCGGAATATCCGTCGACGCTGCTCTACCATCGCAGCGTGACGCCAGATCAAGACCCGCAGGTCCGCGGCGATCGCATCGGGTGGGATACCTCCGGCGTAAGTCGACCCCTTTTGCTTGGATATCTCGACGAAGCCATACGCCAGGGCGCGCTCACGTTGCGCGATCCCATGACCGTCATGGAGCTGTTGACGTTCGTCATCTGGCCCGATGGCAAGGCGAAAGCGCAAAAAGGCTGCCACGACGATCTCGTGATCGCGCTCGCGCTCGCGCTCATCGTCGTCCAACGTATGCCGCGGCCCGTCGCGCGCGAAACGCTGCGCGCGCCCGCGGTGCAGAAGTACGGCGTCGCGCCCGACGTCGAACGGCGCGGCGTGAATACGAGGATTAGATGACCGAGGATCTGATTATGTCTTTCATGGCTGTGTTTCGCACGCTTACAAGGGGTTTTATCGCGAGCGGGAATGTTGACAGAGCGCGCGAACTGATCGCGGCGATGCGCGAAGCCTGCGACGAACTTACCGCCGAGGTGAACGCAGCCCGTCGCACGGCGCCGAAAGACGCGGCGTGAATACGAGGATTAGGTGAAGGGAGACATTTCCCAATGGAACCGAAGGCGGAAGAGTGGTTTGCGAATGAGCATCGAGAGGGTGTGTTTCCTCCCGGCCTGTGGGCTTGTGCTGGGCAGCTAAAAGACTTATATGGCCTCTACCTGGGCGCATTCGAGGAAATCCAGGATTTTATTCCTGAATCTCGCATCCCGGAGTACATCGCCAGTTTGCGGTCGGCGGGAGAAATGGCCCTCGCGCAGATGCTCGAAAATCTCCAGGAGGATGTCGTTTTGCTGCGAACCGGGCGCGAAAGACTAGCCCGCGATCTGGCCGGAAGGAAGATTCACTATGACCGTTGACGCGAGAATCGCGCGGCGGCGCGGGCGCGGTCGAAGGTGTAAAGGGAGAAGCGCTCCCGCTGTAACCGAGAAATAACAAAGGAGATTTACGCCTATGCCGCAGATGTTTTACATCGTGCCCGTGCCCGAAGGCGGCGCGTACCCGACGCCGCCGATTTATTACCCGCCGACGTACCCGATGCCACCGATCTACAACCCGGTTGATCCTGGATATGGGCAGCCTTCGCCGCCCTATCCGAGCCAGGGGCCCGGCTTCCCCACTCATCCGATAGCGCCCGGTGGGCCGCCTCCGGGCATCTGGCCGTCGCCTGGCGTTCCGACGCACCCGATTTACTACCCGCCATATCCGAGCCAAGGACCGGGATTCCCCACTCACCCGATAGCGCCGGGCGGCCCGCCGCCGTATCCGTCACATCCGATCCCGCCGATCGTATGGCCCAACCCTCCGGGCGGTGGACCGCCTCCGGGCATCTGGCCCGCGCCGGGAACGCCGACGCACCCGATCGTGCTGCCGCCCGATCCGCCGCCAACGATTTGGCCGACGCCGCCGGGAAAACCTCCGGGTGGTGAGACGGGCTCGATCTCGAATCCGATCAACCTCCCGCCGGCTGAAGCGGGCGGCACGACGCCCGGCTTCTGGGCGCTCTCGTATTTCGCCGAGTTGAACGGCTGGGTGTGGGTGTGGGTACCCGTCCCGACGCCGAAATAACGCCGCGGCGGGCGCGTCGAATAACGGTGCAGTATGGCAAACAGTCCGATCAAAATTAAACCGTCGCGCAAAGGCCTGCTGCACAAAGACCTGGGGGTACCGGCGGGGGAGCGCATTCCCGCCGGAAAGCTCCAGGCGGCGCTCGCGTCGTCGTCGCCCGCGGTTCGCAAGCGGGCGAACTTCGCGAAGAACGCGAAAAGCTGGAATCATTGAGGCGCTGAGATTGCACGGCTGCCACCTTTGGAGCCTACCGGGCGGCATAAGGCGCAGTCGATGTCCTTTGATGCCGTGGGAACTCAGCGCAAAGGCACGCAGGCCAAAAACTGCAAGTCCTTGCGAGGGTGAATAATTATCTTATGGCGAAGCCTATATCTGAAGCGAAACTGATCCAGATCCCGGCGCAAACCGTCGACGATTTCGGCGACGTCGTGCGCCTGCGCGAGCAGTTCGCGCCGACTGAACGCCTCTACAATCGTCTGCGCGACCAAATCAAGGAACTCTGCCGCAACCAGGACCCGACCGCGAGCTACCTCATGCGTGGCGAGCGCTGGACGCTGAAGATCTCGCCGTGCACGTTCGAGTCGCAGGTCGACGTCGCCGCGGCGCGCAAAAAGCTCGGCGCCGAGAAGTTCCTTTCGGCGTGCAGCATTACGCTGCGCGCCCTTGCGAACCTGCTGCCCAAGCCCGAGGTCGACGCGCTCACCGTCACCGTGCGCACGTCGACGCGCACGTTTACGCCGGTCGCCGTCGCCGCGGCCGTCGAGAAAGCCGACGCGGCGTGATCGAGCAAACGAAGCCCGAGCGGCGCTCGATAGAGGTAGTGCAGTACAACTTCACTCTTGACGAGCTTCGCCTTCTCGGCGAGCAACTCGCGCGCGAGTCGGAGATCCTGACCGACCTCAACCAGAAGAAGAAGGAAGTCGCGGCAGCAATGAAGGTTGCGATTACCGAGGCCGAAGGCCGCGCGGCGGCGCTGGCGCGCAAGATCAACGAGCGCCACGAGTATCGCGACGCCGAATGCACGGCGCTTATGCACACGCCGCGCGTCGGCATGAAGTCGATCGTGCGCGTCGATACGGGCGAGATCGTGCGCGAAGAACGCATGACCGTCGACGAGCTACAGGAGAAGCTCGCGTTCGAGGCGCCGAAGGAAGACGACGAATCGCAGCCGTACAAGAAACGCAAGGACGTCAACTAGTCGGGGTAGTCGTCGAACTGGGGCAGGAGCACGGGCGACTCCTCGTCGGACGTATCGGCGCGCGCGGGCCATCGGGCGCACCTCGGGCATACCGTGTGCATTTCCTGTGTCCACACTTCCCCGCAAGGGCACTCGATCGGGGGAAATGGGTTAGAGGGCAATGGCAAGTGGCACCACCATGCCGCGCGGATCGGTGCCGAAGCGGAAGAAGCGCTCAAGCGGGTCCGGCTCGTCGAGAAATTCGAACTCGATCATGTGCGGCTGATTGCCGATTTCCGCGGCGTGCTTGGCGGCCAGCGCGTACAGCGTGTCGTAATTGCCATCGTTCTCCGGGTCTATTTCCACGCGGTCCTCGAACACCACGGCGCCGTCGACGAATCCGCGCACGATTGCGCGCATCATAGCGGATCGAGCCCGTTCTCGTCGGCGCGGTCGAGCCACGCGCGAAGATCGCTTTCGGACGCGATACGCCCGGCGTCCTGGCGCATCTGGTCCAATTCCAAGCGGCTCGAATCGGTCATCGCGGGGTTCAGGTCCCAGACCGGCGAAAGTATCCACTGCTTGACGTAGGCGCGCATTAACGCGATCTCGCGCATCGTCAAAGGGCGCTCGCCGCAGAGAAAGACGCCGACGACGATCGCGAGTTCGCCCGACGTTTCGTACTTCCAGTACTTCGGCGCGCGCGGATCGGAGGCGTCAAACGGTGGCTCGAACGCGATCGTGGTCATGCTTGGCAAATTGTACCGCTCGCGGCACGCTGGCGCGCCTGGCGCTTGAGAGCGCGACGCTCCCATTTCACCTTCTCGTTCTGTTTGCGATGGGCAGGACAGTACCGTACCACGCGCGATTGAGAGCGAAACGTCGCGCCGCAGCCAGCCCATTTACACGTGTAGGAGATGAAGACTTCCTCAAATAAGAACTCAGGCATCAGGCACGAGCGTAGCGCGTCGAAAGACATACCGTGACCCCGCAACCGCCCAACGGCGCGCCCGCCCCGCCGCAAACGCCGCCCGCCGCCGCGCCCCCGCCGCCGCCGGCGTCCACGCGCACGCCGCCGACGCAGAATCAGTATCAGCTCAAATGGTCGGACGCGGAAGTCTCGCGCATCGGAACGCGCGTCTTGACGGATTACCGCGCCGCGATCGGCGATCACCATCGACGCTTACGGCGTTGGGCGACGTATTACCGCCGCTGGCGCTCGATGGTCGACGTGCCCGTCGAAGGGGAAGAGGCCGCAAGTAATGTACCGGTGCCGTTTATCAGGTGGAATATCTTCGCGAAATGGGCGAAAGAGATGGATTCCTTGTTCGGCGACGACGCCGAAATCGTCGCCGTGCCCGTCGGGCCGAGCGACTACCGCAAGGACGTCAAGATCGGAAAATATTTAACTTGGCGTGTATTCAACTCGATGCAGCTCACGAACCCATTCTGCGAATTTGTGCTGCGTAAACTCCTGTTCGGCCGATCCTTCGCGTACTCTCCGTGGGTGCGGGATACGTTCGAAGTCGCGGGGCACGAAGTGGTGGACTTTGAGGGGCCTGGGTTCATTCCGCTATGGCCTGGCGATATCATCGTGCCCGCCGAGGAAGTGAAGTGCCTTCACGAGTTCTCGTTCATGATCCGGCGCGTCGTCGTCACGCCCGACGATCTCCTGAAGGGCGTCGACGAAGGGCGCTATAACGGCGAAGTGAAGAAGCACTGGGATACTATCCTGAACATCGCGCAACGCGGGCGCCAGCGGCAACCCGAAGGCCAGGAGGTCGAGTTGGAGAAGGACGAGGCCGAAGGCGTGATGTACGAGCGCCCGCTATCCGCCGGCGAATGGATCACGGTGTTCGAGTGGTACGGGCGGTGGCGGCCGCTGAAAAGCGGGAAGAAGGACGCCGGCGAGTGGGACTGGGACCGCCGCGAAATGAAGACACAGGAGTTCGTTATCCGCTATCTGCTCGACCTGAACCTCGTGATCGGCATCCAGTCGCTCGAAGACCTGTACCCGACGATGAAGCAGCGGCGCCCGTTCGTCGAGTCGTCGATGATTAAAGATGGCACGTACTGGTCGCCAGGCATGGCTGAACTGCTTATCGATCTCGAAGATGAACTGAAGGTAAACCATAACCTCACGACCGAGGCCGCGCAGTTCGCCGCGACGCCGATGTTCGGCTATCGGCCCGCGGCGGGTGTTACGGCCGATACGTTTCGCGCCGAGCCGGGCCTCTTCATTCCCTTGGACAATCCGGCGACGGATATCAAAGAGTTGACGATAGGCGCGGATATCGCCGCGGCGACGTGGAAAGAGCAAACGGTCCTCGCGTATGGCGAGCGGCTAAGTGGCCTCTCGGATTTACAACTCGGCCGCCAGAGCGATAGGCCGAACGCGCCGAGAACTGCCACACAGACCATGAAAATGCTGGACCAAGGCAATGTTAGGATCTCGCTCGACACAAAAGTCTTGGCCGAGGATATGGCGAAGATACTCCAGCATATATGGCAATTGGAGTACCTCTTCACGCCCGAACAACAGTTCTTTAGAGTGACTGAGGAGGACGCGGAGGGCCTCTTTCCGACGAACAACGGCACCGCCCAACTTTCGTCGGAGGATAGGGATGGAAGGTACGATTTTCGTTTAAAGTTCGCTTCATCCGTTTGGTCCAAGGAAACGAGGAAGGAGCAGGCCTTGGCCCGCTACCAAATTGATATGCAAAATCCTTTGATCGTCCAAAACCCGCGCGCACTCTGGTCCGTCACGAAGGCCGTCCACGAAGCGCTCGACGATCCGAACTTCGCCGATCTCGTGCCCGAACCGCCCGCGCCGGATATCTCTGTGAATCCTATGGAAGAGTGGACGCGAATGCAGCAGGGAGAGACGGTGTTCGTACATCCCGTCGACCTTGACCGGGTTCATATGGAACGCCACTACAGAGACTATCAGGAGGCG